GTGGCTCCACCCTCGATCCAGCCACAGACGTCGAGAGACGTCTCTGTTCGGGACTGAGCTCCTACCGGTGCGCTCGAGTGAGCACACCGACTCAAGAACATGGTTCCAACCATGGTCATCGAACCCTCGTTCTGATGACTTGAGTCTCCAAACGCGAGTACAGAACTGCTGCGTGTCGCGATGCCAAAAGGCATCGTTCCAAACAGTAGCCTCTCTACGAACGAACTCCGCTAAGCCGCCATGGTTAGGATTATTCGTAGTGAATAATCCCTTTCCATGACGCCGTCGCAATCGAGTTCGTAGCGAATGGTAAGTAGAAATCGCTGCCTCCTCATACCCCGCAATGCGTAAACGCATTGCGAGATCAGAGAGAGACAGGAGTCCCTCAGGGTGTTCGGCATCGATCGTAGTCTTCCATCGAACTGGAGTGACGTTGAAGCCATTAAAGGCATCAACGCCACACGATTCGCGGAAGGCCCCTCGCCAAAAGGATTTTGTCCTGTTGACGAGCAGTCCGAATGATTCGAGGTCGTATATGACGCCCTCAACGCACTCGGTCGGGATAGCGATGTCATCTCCAAACACAAATGCAGCTCCGGGTTGATGAAACCCAAGGCGCTGCATTGATGCTACACATATGGCCCAGAAGACTAGACTCTGAACAGGAAACGTAGTTGCGTTCCCCATGGGAGCATAGCTATGTATATCCCCTCTTAAGTTCCGCAAGGAACCTAAGCTAGGAATCACAAACTTCTGAGCTCGACAACAGCCGAACCACTTGTACTTCGATCCAAATAGGATCTGGACAAGTGGCTCAGAAATGCGATCGCTTGCTTCCTTCATGTCGATCGTGGCGTAACGCCGCGATCTACTAGAATAGAGAGCAATCGATCCATTTACGGTTTGATCGTCGAACCGAACCCGGCCGCGAGGCCAAGGTCCGGCTGCCGACCGGTGGAGAGATATACATCTCTCCAGATTACGTCGCACAGCCTGCTGAGCCCAAATGGCCTCAGCGGGATGGACACATATGAGGCGAGGGCCACGGCTGTCCTTAGGGACAGCAATGACTTTAGCTTCTATGATGTCTTTACTCAGTGTATCCTCAATGCACTCGCAGTGATCTCTATTAAAATAGAGAGCATAGCAATCGCTATAAGGATAAACATACTCGATAGTCGAGTACCAGTGCTGCCACTTCTTCTTAGAAGTGGTCACTGCGCCGGGCCCGTGGGAAGGACTAAAGTCCGTCTCGCGGTACCGGTACAGAACTGACTGAACGTGTTGACGCACTCTATCAAGCATGTACGGACTCTCTCTTGCGAGAGAAGCGCCAAACAGCCCGACAGAGTGATTAGTCTCAAGGAAACCTTGAAACGTTTTCTCGGTCGTCTTGTCGTCATGTGTAACAGTGGCTTTATAGCAGAACAGAAGAAGTTGCCGCAGTAAACGCAGACATACCGGATCCACAACGGATCTGGCTGCCAAGCGCTGCAACCAAGTGGGGAATCGGTCAAGTTCGAGCTTTCGCCCGTTCTCGATCGAATCCAACACTAACTTCTCTAGCTTAGGCGCCTCTGTTAGGCACCAATGTAGGCCTTCATAAGATCCTCGTATTTCAGAGAATCCAGATAGGTTTGCTACGTCTGCTAGCAGGCTAACATATGTATGTTCTATAACGTGCATATTAGGAATACCGTTCAAGCCTTCTGTTCTTCATTATTGAAGACCAGGGCCTATGGCTACTGATCCTCATTATTCGGCTCTTAGCAATAAGAATTACTTCTCGTTGTTAAGTGTCTTCGCGATCAAATCCGCATTCGCAACACCCGCCTTAAACGTAGCTACGAGAACATCGAGCTGCGCTTGGGTGACTGTTGACGGTACGGCGATGACCAAATAAGCAGAAGAAATAATTTTCTGATTATTGGCATCGAGATCGTGACGATCGAATCGCACAGTATAGCGGGTTCCGGAGACTTTCGTCTTCGAATCCATATACGTCTGCGACTTGATGATCAAATCATCCGGGGTATTAATAGCCCGGGTGGTTGATCGACGGAGGCTTTCGTCCTCTTTATCAAAGGACTTCTTAAAAGCCACCGAGTTGAACGTGAGATCAGCATCCATGTTAACGGTATGTTATTATTGTTGAAGCGTTAGACCTTCATCGACTTGCGTCGACGCCGGATACGCCCATCACTGACTACTTGGGAGTTCTTATTTTCGATAATCTCGAAATTTAAAACACCCTTGTGGATAGATAGACCGCAAGCAAGAATAAATTCTTCCAAGCGATGTATCTCATGTGGTAATAGTGGCCTCGCCCTTGTGAGCAGAAAGCTGCTCCCAAACAGCGGGACTCTATTGCTAGGCGTATCGGACAGTTTAGTTGTACTCATATGAGTTCCTACTCTGTTTTATGTTCTAACTTTAGGAAGGATTTAACCCCTTCTTGAACGCGGCACAGTACGACCCCAGGATAGCTGTGAAAGCTTCTGGGATATCAGAGCTGCAGAAATAGCAGCCTGACTTTTTCCGAACTGTGGTATCCAGCTAATCGAATGATTATTAGATACAAGAGACCTCTCGTAGTGTTTCATCTCTGATGTGCACCGAGGCCAGGTCTGGATAACTGACGTCCCATCGCATGCAGAAAAATTCTGCAGCTGAAAGGACGACTCCAGGTGGTAGCTAAAGCTCCTAGTGAAGCTAACAATTTCATAAGGTGAAGACCCTACTACGTTATCAACCGCATTAAGAACTCCGCGCAAATCAACGAACCAATCAACAACAAAGGAGAAAGGAACTAACTCCCATGCTAGACTAGCCGGCGACGTCGCGAACCGTGAAACGAAATGGTCAATGCGAGCAAAAAGCTCGGTATGATACTTCGTCTTCGGCTTCACTACTAGAACAAACCTCAGGACAGGAGGCGTAACTACATCGCCCTTAAAACCCATATTGGGCATAGGAGCAGTGTAGGTACAAGGGAGCTCAGCTGTAACGCTGAATCTCCGTGCCTGCTGTTTCTGATGGCGGACGACATCTTCGCGCATCCGAGGTAAGTACCTATGAACGTTCATCAAGTCACTAAGAATCGGAGAAACTCCGAACTTATAGGCAAGATAACCGCCACTGGCACTTTTCAGGACATTTCTTAGGTCTCGCCAATTCCTTGCCATATTTGGCAGAGAAGTAGCTAAGGACTTAATGGATGGCCATATCTGATTCGCTTCAACGACGTTAAGTAGAACGTCAGCTTTCAGCTGGCGTGCATACTCAAGAACGTTATTTATCATAACGTTTTCGTTGATTGCTGTCGATCCAAACGACCATGAACCCGGGACTGACGTGTCACTAGACACGTTATATGCGTGGTAGGTGTTCCTATATGACTCTTGCGCCATCAGCACATATGGTGCTGGAGCGTATTGAGTATTACAGGAACGACCGCTCACCACATTAGGGAAGTGCATAGTCTCCAGCTCACCAATGTCAACTTTATGACATCGGTGAACACAGGGATTAGACTTCTTCTTTCCTAGGTCATCGCTAATACGTTCTTCAACGTAAGCAGTAGCGAGGTTATAAGCAGCAATCGACTGAGTCGAACTGCTGGAAGGCGGGTCACCGCTACAAAACGTGTGGACCACAGGGACCACAGCGGCAGCGCGTGATACGCTCTTACTGATCGTTGTTCTATTTCGTGTTCTCATCTGAGATTAAGA